CTTTGGCAAAATATGCAGGATCATAAATTTTTACTGATGCAGTTAACGCTACATTTTCAACCGCATAAGGACTGTTCAAATAACCGGCATAAAATCCACCGGTTCGATTTATATTTTTTATATTGTTATTTTTATAAAAATGTATTCCATCAATTACTTTTTGTGAACATACTGAAATTAAATCACATGTTAAATCAAAATAGTCTGTAGTCCTGTTAAAATTTAAAAGAGGGTATTGTTTGGTACTATAATTTTGGCTGTCTTTTAACTTAATGAAAAATGAAATTGGGTAATTTTGCCATTTTATTTTATTAATATAAAATGATTCATCTGTATAGCCTTCTCCGTCAATTCCATTTGATGTAATGCTTAATGTTTGTGCTGGATTATATCTGATTTTAACTGGTGTTACGAGTGATGAGTAATTTATATAAGGAAGTTTTGAAAAATTTTGTGTATAATTTGAATTTGGAATTTCATTTCTGGAAGGAAATAATGAGAGATCCAATGAGGCATAAAGAAAAATAGGCGTTTCAGATGTTAGATTTTTAGGATATTGATCAACATAGTAAATGGTTGTTGTTCCACTTGTTCCTGCCAACATCGATCCTTCATATGGATATGATGATTCAACTATTTGATTGTTGGATATATAAACATAGATTGGATCGACAGTTGTTACAGCTGAACTTAAGATGCCAAATCGGTTTCCAACTTTTTCAACAAAAAAGAAATAAGATTGTAAATGTGCCCATGGATCTTTTACATAATTTTCAAGTTGAAGATAATCCGATTTGCTTCCGCTTGCATAAAAATTAATTGTATATCCTGTGGCAGAGACGGTGGGAAGTGATTGCCAAGAATTATATCGTACTATTTCAATAGGATCAGAAACCTGTCCACTGTTATATGAAGCTATTTTTTCATCATTCAAATAATTAGAATGAATAAAGTCACCTACATAATTAACCGCAGTTACTTGAAAGGTTCGACATGCTTGAACTGTGTTTCCTGCACTAGTATATCCATAAAATGTGACATCATATACACCGGGCCATGTATAAGAGTGATTTGTACTTAAACTTGTGGAAATTGTCCCGTCCCCAAAATTCCAAAGACCCTTTTGATCGCTTAAGGAAAGATTATTTGAAGATAGCGATGCAACAAAAGTAAATGGGGTGACATCAAGAGTATAGGTGCTTAATGACTCCAAACCTGTGAAGTTTGTTACACTTATGTTTATATAGGTGCATGTCATATGCCATGTTATACTGTCTCAACGACAACTTCTATTCTTTCCAGGAAATTATCCCTGTCGTAAAGATAAGGAAATTGGAAATAATCCATATTTAAATTCTGTGTAGAAACATTAATATCTTCTTTGTCATATACACTATTCCAATAAAGAATGCTTATTCCATCAGCTTGTAGGACTCGACCATCATCAGTCACACGTTTTGTATAGAAATTTTTAACTCCAGTAACTTCTGAAATAGAATTGTTTAGCTTAGTTAAATCTACTGTTTGTTGTAATTTAATATTGTTCGAATCAAAATAATTTTGGAATATCTTTGCCACCACACTTTTGATTTCATCGTCATTTGTTCGTGAATCCATTCTTTTAACTATTACCAATTTGGTTTGTTTATAAATTTCCTTATCAAGAATTTCAACAGGTAGAGAAATTCCCAAATTAAAAGCCATATAAACTGGATCACTATAAATAACTTCTGAAGAAGTTAATTTGATTGGATCGACATAAGATTCAATATATTGTTTTTGTGAATCTGTGACAAAATTATTGTTTACTTTTATTGAATTGCTCTTTTGTAATTTTGGAACCATATAGCAATATACATTGTTAAAATTACATGTATCTGCAAATGTTACCTGATTATACAAAACTCGACTTTCCAATGAAGGATATTTTAATCCAATATTATACAAATATTTCATATGCCCATTCAAATAATCCTTATTATTCACAACTTGAACATCATGAATAATATTTTTGAAGGTGTTTGAGATATAACTTTTAAAATCTGATGCAGTTATGAGACGATATTGACGTTTGAATGTATTTGGAGCATTATCCCTTATATTATCAACAGTTTCAGGTTCGCCAAATATTGTGGATGGATCAGTATTTGTAAATGAAATATACCCAAACTGGGTTGTTGTCATGTAATTGATATTTTCATTTTTGGTATCGTTTGTTACATCAGCATAATTCAAACTGCTGTAAGGAAACAAACTGTTACCATTCAATGCACCAACACCTATTTCTCCAGGTGTGCCATCGCTTTTCAAATAATAAATCAAGACTTCATCGCCACTATTGAGTTTTTTTCCTGTGACATCATTACCAAATTTTATTTCATAACGTCCATTTTCATTAAACCGAAGTTCATAAACTTTATCTTGATTTTCATTCAAGAATAAATTAGGCACCTGTGTCCAAAGAGACCATTTTTGACTAACCTTATCTTTTACATAAACATTCATGGTGAAGTGATCCACAAAAGGAGGATTTCCATCCTGATCAACCAAAACAACTCGTACCAATTCATATGGCTCACCAATTGCCGTATATATTGGATATTCAACAAATCTTCCTTGGTAAAGAAGGTTATTTTTAGCTAATTGTTCGAGGGATACTCCTCTTGTTTCTGTTTTGGTAAAAGTAACATCCTCTTTGAATCCGTAATGAATTCCGTTAACAATAAAATATGAATATCGAGGAATTGTATATGTTCCTATTGGTAAACTTTCACTTGCATTTGCTTGAAACGAAAGAACGCTTGTTTGATATCCTATCGGTTTATAATCGATAAGCTTAACAATACGATTCATGTTCTCATAAAGTTGTGCTTGAGTGAAAAGACTTTCGGATGATGTTTTGTTCAGATAAAACAACAGAACATGATAGCTATATGCAATAACATCCAAAAAGCTGTTAAAATTACTGCCTTCAAAAATTTGATCAGTAAACACACCTCCTCGGTTTAATTGATCTAACATCAAGCTTTTTAATGTTTGAGCATCAAATGCAGCATATGCATTTTGCTGCAATGGAAAATCTGTTTTTGAAATTTCGTTTGCCATAATTAGATAAAGTAAAATCCGCTATCTTTTAAAACGCCTTTAATATTTACGTTTGAAAGATTAAGAGATGGTACATTGATCCTCATGTTTATTGTGTACTGACTTTGATCGTAATCTACGTTCACATTTATATTTAAAATAGAAACTCGTGGTTCAAACAATTCTGTTCCTTCAAAAATAACTTTTCCTATCAATCTGGCATTTGCTTCACTTAAATTTGTAAAAACAAATTGCATGAGATTTAAGCCATAAATAGGGTTAAGAATCTTTTGTCCCGGAAGGGTTGTAAAAAGGTTAAAAAGACTGTTTTTTATTGCATCCAAATCATAATCTGCCTTTAAATCCTTGATTTCCAGCTTTTTGGACAATTCCGTCCCACGGGTATAATTTTGTTCTAAATCAAACCGAATATCCTTATAAATGTGATCATCTATTTTGGGTGGTTGCTGTAAAAATGAAAGGTTAATAGATGCCATATTTTATAAATATTTAATATAAAAGTTTGTTTTTAAGGATAAATATTCATGATGAGAAAATTTACAAGTTTATACGAGTCATTCATTAGCCGATATACCCGTGGTGGATTCCTTACCGGGGATATTGTTAAATTTAAAGAAGGTGCTTTGAAAAATGAATGGTTTAAAAAACAAGGTTCTTCCATCGTTGAAAAGGCAAAACAGTTTGCTGATAGCGGTCTGCACATGCGTGTAAGCTCTGTAAAAACCCTTCGTCCAAGCAGTCAGCCTGGATTTGTTGAAGGAAATAACGCAGATGACTTTTATTGTGATGTTACACTCGAATTAGCTCCTGGATGTTATAAAGATTTCATGACTCTTCCTGCCGGAATTCTTGAATATAAAGATTATTATCCGAATCTTCCTGAAGTACCTGAAGGTTTGAAAAGGGATAATAATATCAATATCAAACCCAAAGAACTTGAAGAAAAAAAAGCCACAGCAGCTGCTATTCTCAACCCCACCTATCAAACATCTCAGACAGATCGGGGCGATGGTAAAAATTCACCTTCCGAAATTGAATTAAAGAATACAAACGTAAAGATACCTTCCAAACCCGCTGAAGGTAGTAAGAATCCTAGTGTGGCTTCTTATACCTACGATTATCTTCCTAAGAGCTAATAATATCCTGTAGTTTGCAAACGCAGGAAGAAAAGTTTATTTCCTGATCCAATACCTGTTTACTCCTATACAGCGTTTCTGATAGTTCTAAAAAGCATTTCTTTTTCTTTACAATATCCATATCAGAATAGAAAATAACTTCGCATATTTTTTTGGTCAGACCATAATAATCAGAATCAAAGTTCTTTTCATTTTCTATAATATATTTTCTTACTGTCACAAAATCTTCTTTTGATAGTTTATTGAGCAATCCGGATGCAACACTTTCAAGATTTTGTACATTATCATTCAAATTAAAAGATAAATCCAAAGATGCTTGAAGTTCAAATACAATTTTACGAATATCTGGATAAAACGCTTTTACTTTTTTTGTAAGAATATCTTTGTTTTTATCATTTATTTCTATCTTTTCATTTTTTAAAATATTAAGACATCTTTCCAAACATGTTTTAACAGGAGGATTAGAAATGTTTATTTCATAAACCCGGCTACGAATAGGATCAATTACTCTGTTAATATCATTACAAGTAAAAATGAAGCGGTTGGTTTCGGAATACTCTTCCAACATGTTTCTCAAAGCTCGCATTGCATCTGCTGTAAACCCGTCAAACTCATCCAATATAACCACCTGAATAGAACCATTACTTGGCATGAGTTGTAGGAAATTTTTAATTTCATCCCGTACAGTATCGATTCCTCGGGTATCTGATGCATTGATATACAAATAATCACAACCTAGTTCTTTGACTATAATTTTTGCCAATGAAGTTTTGCCCATCCCTTGTTTTCCATAAAGCAAAAGATGTGTAATTGTTTTCTTTTGTAAGCAATTTTTTATAAATTCTCTGGTTTTATCATCCAAAACTATTTCATCCAAATTTTGTGGGCGATATTTTTCCACCCATAGATTATTTGCAATATTCATATTAGTTGTAAATATATATGTTATGGATCAAAAAGTCGAAGTCAAGAATTTATTAGACCAGTTGAAGGATGTACAGGCATTGTCTGAATCACCCAGACAACCCGAAATTAAACTGGAAAAAGACCAAGTTGAGGATTTTGTCATCCAGCAATCGTCTCGTTTGATAAAGGAAACAAATGAACTCATACTTTCAATGAAGGATTATATAGCCCACAGTCCTGAAAGCAAGGAAATATTGGCAATTTCTGAACTAATTAAAGCAAGTACAGCAGCAATAGACACTTTAAATAAAATTAATTTGAGTGAAAAGAAAAATCAAAATGCCAAAGAAATCAAAAAAATGGATATTGAATCTAAAAAAGAACTTAAAAATACTGAAAATGAAAGTCGTATGACTTTTACACGGGAAGAAATTCTCAAACAATTGATGCAGTCTTCTGTTTCGATTGAGAGTGTTACTGTTGATGCTAAGAAATCGGAACCGTATCCAAAGCTCGCCGGTTCGTAAATGATGTCAAAATATCAGTAGCACGGCTTTTGAGTTGCGTTTGATACTGAACTTGTCCTTCCACTAATGTTGTTACGATTGTTGGTGGTACGACTTGAACATTTGTGGATTGGCTGTTCGGATTGTAATTTGAATAAAATTCATTTACTCTGAAGAAATCTGAAAATTCTTGTCGCAATTTTTGCGTAACATCATTTATACTTTTCATCATTCTTTGATAATGGTTATAATCAGGAATCATATTTTGTCCGTGTGATAAAGTATTTTCAGAAACCTTTTCTTGAAGATTGAATGATGAATAACGAAAAAGACTATTAGAAGCTTTTGAAAAGCTGGAATTAACAATTTTGGCATTGTTACTAAGAGTGTTTTCCATACCGGCACCATATAATGCCGGAACAGGAAGATTTTCCATATCCCTATCAGAAACCAATTGAGTTGAAGAATTCGTATAATTGCTCATTCTTGCCAATGATCCAACACAATCTGATGGATTTCGTGTAATTGTGGCATTTGGTCCCATTTCTAATCTTACTTGGTCTTGTACTTCAGAATATGTTGTTTTGTATTGCTTCAACCAATGAACAACAAAATCTGTTTTAAGACTTTTTAAATCAAGATTTTTAAAAAAGTCTGTTTTTGCTTTTATCGGATCGTTTGCATAATCTGTTTTCAACCACTCTAGATGAACATCCAATTCTTTAGGAAGATTACCAATATAATCCAAATAATTTGATGCGGACTTGTAAAAATCTTTTTTAAAAAAAAGATTAACGGATACCATTTCTGGATCTATTGTTTTAATATTATTCATGATACTTGACTGGTGAATTTCGGATCTTTATAGTTATAAGTTTTCACTGCAAAAATTTCATTATAATATTTTTGATCCATAAACACATGTTCGACACGAATGACCAGATATATACCCAAATTTTTATCATCAAAATAATTATCCGGTACACTGTTATGTCTTTGTATGCTTATGAATTGTCCGGCTTGACGACTTGTAACACCTTTGGTTCTGAATTTTATGCAATTATTTAAAAACAATGAAGAACGCAATATAGCATTACGACCAAAAGAGTATCTTTGAGTTTGACTTTCGCTGCTGATAGTGAAAATATTTTGTATATTTTGTTGTTTAAGACGATATTGATTATTTGCAAGATTTGATGCGGGTGGTTTTCCACCAGACCCTTTTAAATTCTTAACATAATTGTTAATATAGGTTTGTTGTGCTGATTCAATATCATTGTTCGAAAAGTCTATACGGAATGTGTTTGTGCTGAAATTATGACTATGTACGGGATGTGAAACAATCTTTTCTTGAGTATCCTTTCCTGAAATGTTGGTAAATTCATATTGATTTAATATACTGGAATCATTAAAAGTCATCATGTTTCCGGCAAAATCTGGAACTCTGGATTGAACTGTGGAGGTTGTAGAATCGTCCATAGGCATGCCAAGGAAAAAACTTTCGAGCAAGGAAGATCCAGCCGATTCACTTAAACCAAATTGAGATAAAGAAGGAGAATTTATGAACGCAGAACTAAACAAATCTTTGAAACTTTGCAATTTCCATTCTTCTGTATATCTTTCTAATCTCAAATAACAGTTGTCATAATCAGATTCAGATGAACTTACATGATAATCCAACAGATAATACAAATCATCTATTGCTTTATATTGGGCAGGACTACTATAAAATAATGTGCTTCCTCCAACATCCCATTTTCTAGAAATTTTAGGATTATATCCCTCTTCTGCGTTAAAAACTTTTTTGATAAGATTTTGAATCGCAGTTCCTGTCGGTATTCCTCTATCCTGATTTGATAATTTAATGACTTCTTTGTTATCAAGATAATCTGATGTTGAAAAATATGCCTGTTTTTCCTTCATGATTTGATAAGTTACATCATGAAAATAAAGTTTTTTATATTTTTCATTTAAAGTGTTTCCCCGAATATCTTCTGAATTATAAATGGAAAAGGTAAAACGCATATTAAAAACAATTTTATCTTTTTCATTCATTTCACCCTTTTTAATTGTTCCAGGTTTAATTTCTGGCATGATATCAACAATTAGAAAATCCCTTGCATCCCCTCTATAACGATATCCTTTGCCTACGGTTCCATTTAATGTTCCATCCACTAATGATGGAGTTTGAGAATAGCCTGGTTGCAGTGAATTTAATGATTCAATAACATCGAATTTATTGTCATAAATCAAATAACCTTCCTGATAAAAATTGCTTATATCGTCTTCAATATACAAAGTTTTGATTGCAGATTGTTTGATGCGCACCACATCATAATCAGGATTAAACAATAAAATGTTATAATAATATAAAATATCATTGATCTGAACAACCTGATCATTATAATTTTGAAGGTTGCTAATCGGGGCGGGCAAACTCATAAGTTAATATTTTTTTGTATTATATTTAAGACTGTTGCCAAATAATTTTTTCTAATAACTTTAAGTTCAGCTCCAGGTTCAACAAATTTTATAGGATTGTTTATTTTATTTACAAGACATATGAACCACCACAAGTCTATTGTTCCATATTGTTCATAACTTATGGTTGTCCACGGTATTTTTCGGTTTAATTTTATTATATAATAAAATTGTTGATCAATATTGTCTGGAACAATAATATTATTCAAAATATTATAAAAATAAATAGAATTCGGATCTTTATACAATTTAAAAATATTTTCATACCGTGTTGAATCCAAAGGAAACAAATCCGGAATGTCATTTTGTTGTTTTCCAAAATCTATCATAATTATATTCCTCCTGTGGTGGTTACACTTACAGGATCTGCATTTAATGATGTGTAAAGGAAATTACGAGTTTCAGAAACCAATCCTTTAAGTGTGATTTGTATGCTATAACCATCCGGAATAATTGTATTAACGCTGTTTTGACCTTGACCCAGACTGCTTTCATCCTTAAACGTTATATTCATTGGACGGCGAGATCCCTGGAATTGAACTTCCAATCTGCTCACATAAGCATATGGCATATATTTTATACCTGGAAGTGAAACTTCATAAATTACAGGCGGTTCAATCAAATCTCGTGTAAAACGTATAGGACGGTTTTGATAAACCATAAGATATATGAATTGCCAATTTCTTACCACATCCTCATAAGTGGCATGACCAGTATTCAAAAGAGGAAATTGGATGGTAACCTCATCTCCGCTATCTTGGAATTGATAAAATTTAGGTTTTTCAATATATGTTCCGGGTTCCATTATATTGATTGCTCCGGCCATACTTTCAGCCAATGCCCGACTTCCTGCTACAAGTTCTGATGCTCCTCCTGCAAATATACCCTCTCCTATACCTCCTACATTGGCATCACCAAAGTCATTTGAAACACCATTTTGATAATCTTCAAAATAAGGAAGAACATATTCCCATCCTGTAGGTTCAGTAATGTATAAACCTTCATAAACACGCAACACATTTCGAGAACCTTGATTTTGAGGAAGACTAAAAAGACCATCACCTCCTAAGAAATTATTAAATTTTTCTTTAGCTCCACCTATTAATGAACCAAGTTTGTCTATCGTACTTCCGGTAGGTCCAGATTGAAGAAAATTCTGAACTTTTTGAAGTTGTTCGCTCAATTGACCTTGTGCGACAACATCCAAAGATCGTCCTGCCCTTTGTAACAATCCAGTTTTATCAAACAAACCTACAGTCATCGAGTTATAAGCCGCTTGAGCAATAAGTGCATTCGTTTTCAGACGTTTTTCACTTAAAGCAATATAAGGAACTTCTTCCCGCTTGGTTAAAGGAGTATGAGTCCAATATAAACCATTTATAACATCAACAAGAAATTTATCACCTATTCGAAGACGTTGTGAGGATCCTTGTGCAATCGAAGATCCTACAGAATAACCAGCTCCTACCAAAACAGGAGGAGCAGAATCACCAGTAACATCCCTTCCTTCAAAATTTATGGGATTGTCTGCAAATTTCCAAATATCTCCTACAAAATCTGACATATTTAATTACCTCTATATCCTTGTCTCAAATCAAAAACTGAAGTTGATTGAGGAAAACTGTTTTGTGTGCTTTGGTTGATAACATTATTTACAACATTCTTTCCATTTGCCAATTGTTCCATTAACATATCAAATTTTTGATTTAATGTTTTAAATTCACGCAATTGGTCTACAGCTATTTTGTTATTAACAGTATTTGTTTTATTGAGATTGCCCATTTGATCGCCAAACATTGAAAAAGCTTCTGATGGATTGTTTTCAGTTTTTGATAAAATATCTGCA